TTTAACTCAAAAGAATAAAGAATTCATTCCCAAAAGAATGACCCATGATCCATTTCTGTTATCTTACGAGCGCAATGTTTGTTAAGATCAACAATATTACGATCAATAAGAGTGGAGTAAGACGGAAATCCTTTTAAAATATCTTCCGGGTCCAACCCCATACGACGCCATTTCTTAACATCGTCGCCTCCCCATGTTAGTGCCTTCAATGAAGAGAGATCTTCCGTATTAATTCCAAGAGCAACAACAGCACGAGTATACACTGTTTTAAGGAAGTAATATGCATGAGGATTTGAGGCATAAGTACCATAAGCATGACCAATTGAAGAGAGAATCACATCATATAGGTTACGGTCGGAAGGTTCTCGACCATGCGCCATACGAATGACATAATCTCGAGTTTCTCGAAAAGGGACATACTTCGATTGACCAAGTCCTTTGTGTGGATTATAAATATAGCGATGTTTCAGCCATTCAAGACCTTTAACTGTTAGAAAACCACCGGATTCGGCTGACGCAAAAGGAGGAAATGCAATATCACGCAGCTTCATACCCCAATACAAATCTAGCCACTTTGACCAGGCGTAGTATGTAAAATATTGCTGAAAAACAGGAGTATCTGGCATTGTGGTAGAATTGTCATCTCCATACACTATCATATGGAGGGTTCGTCGAAGCAATGCATCCTCTACTTCTAACTGTTGATCAACTGTAAGACTATCGTACTGGTATACGACAAAAAGGAACCACAGAAAAAGAACAATCCATGAGTCCATATGAGACGTATTGAAACAGCCTGATGGAACTGATCCACGAACACGCACCCACAAATCAGTAAACATTGCGGTAATGCGCTGAGACATTTCTTCAACTAAAAACTTAACCAACTCATAATAGACAGGATACATAACATCATCCTTCTTGTAATAGTTCAACAGGTTAGAAAAGTAAAGCTGAATAAGAATCTCTTTAACAGAAATATCAAGAGAAGTGAAATCGGCTTCCCAGACCCTCTTCTGGCCATTATCAAAAGCCTGAAGGAGCTTAGCAACATAGTCTCCACCGCCGAAGGCATGTGAAGAACCGATCCGAATACAATCGCCACGTTCAGCTAAATGAGCAACTTTAGAAACAAGTCGCTCAATAATGATATAATGGAGGTTAGGAATAATGAACATACGACACTTTTTTTGCCATGCCGCATATGCTTCATCGCTCAAACGATGTACAAACGACCACAAATGTTCTAACTTAGGAGAGACCTTCCAGGTAACACATGGACGTGTTCCTTCTCTGAGCATAGTCTCCAAGTCTCGAAGGGTCGCCTCTAGCAGCTCATATTTCTTGCCACTAGGGGAACATTTAACCTGATCAGTACCATCTTTACGAACAAAAGAATCTCCATTATTTAGTCCGCCTGCCGAACCAAGATACATCGTGGAAACCTCCTTCCTCAAGTCACACTTTATCGACTGAGTACCGAAGAGGCTCATCGTATTCATGGAGTAATACAGACGGTCCATGGCCGGCTGAATAAAGTCATCCAACGAGCGTATTCGATCAGTTATTCCTGAATTGAACGAGAATTTCGACATCACCTCTACTAACTTGGCGGATAAATTCTTCGTAGCCGAGATATACGGAAGTCGCCCATTTTCCAATCCATAAGCAAACCGGTAGTTTGACAATTGCCGAAGACTGAGTGCTTGCAGAGTAGGTACCTCAAGCGTACACTTTATCACCTCTGCATGGACCACATCATTCCACTCTGTATCCGAGATCATAATCTGGGGCTTATGATCATACTGAGTTTCCCAGTACTCACGATCTGACGCTTTAATCAGCGGCTCAATATCTGGGGAAGGAAGATATTGCTTATCTTCGAACCCGAAAGTATAGGGAAAAGGACCAGTCACATGGCTCATATTAGGAGAAGCAGCTACCATCTTTTCAAGCTGATGGTACGTACTATCACGATGTCGACGAACTGGGACTCCAGAAACTAAGTCCCATTCCTGCGATGCCATATTAGAAAGCTTTTCAGCCATCTCCCGATCAGATGAACGGACCGTACCCTCATATCGATGAACAATGATATGATAGTCTTGGGTAACCATATCGATACCCGAAAAGGTCCAATCACACTCACATTCTCTACGACTACAATCAATCGTTGAATGGACAGATCTGAAATATTTATTTGTATTTATTCGTCCCTTGTAGTACAACCAGGACAACATCTGGTCGCGCTTACAGTTTTTTCTGACGTACTCTTGCAAATAATATTCGTACCCTTGTAACACTTGCGTGATTTTTGGATCGGAGCACTTGGCAGCAACTCCA